TCTATATCTAAATAATTTACCCGTAATTTATTTAGATATAGATGAAGAGGATATGACGAGTGGTTTAGATGCCATTAGTTTTGTATCAAACCCCGCAACAGAAATGAAATGGACTATGTTCAGTGTTGCAACTGATACATATAATGATTACCCCCAATCAGCAACAGATAATGCATGTAGAGCAATTAAGTTTAGGGATGATAACCCAAAGGTTGAATGTGGAACAATAATAGGTTGGACGAGAGCCAATCAATTATGTAATAAAGAAAACTTATCATTAGACACGATAGGTAGGATGGCATCGTTTAAAAGACACCAACAAAACAAAGATGTTCCTTACGACGAAGGTTGTGGTGGATTAATGTGGGATGCTTGGGGTGGAGACGAAGGTATTGCTTGGGCATTAAGGAAGATGGAATGGGCTAACCATAATATGTGGAATAATAGAATGTCCAAAGTTGAAATGTCGGTAGAAGATGATGAAAAAAGAATTATTACATCCCCCGTTATGTTAGCAGAAACTAAAATATTAAGACATAATGACTTATTTGGTTATTACTATGTAAAGTTTAGTGAGGAAACCATATTAAAAATGATGAAAAAGTATTTCAAAGACAATAAAATCAACAGGGTTAATGAAGAACATAACACCAAAAAGATTGTGGATGGTGTATATATGATAGAATCATTTATTGTTGGTGATAGAATTGAGAGTAAATTATACCCCAACATAACAAAAGGTAGTTGGATGGCATCTTATTTTATTGAAGATAAAGATTATTGGGAGGAAATAAAGGATGGTAATTTTACAGGGTTATCATTAGAGGGGGGGTTCAACGAATTATGGGATGAAGAATTTATTAATACCTTATATTCAAAGGTAGAAGAAATATTGTTCTCCGAACTTGATGAAAAAACCAAAGAGAATAAAATTAAAAAACTATTTAAAATATGAAAAACCTTACTATTAACTTTTGTCTTGCGTTTTTAACTTTTATGTCCCCACTATTCCCACTAATGATGATAATAACAATAGCTACTATTTTTGATACATTTGTTGGTAGATGGTATGCTAAACAAAAGGGGGAACTTATTACAAGTGGAAAAACAAGAAGGGGATTATGTGTTAAACTAATAATTTACTTATCGGTAATATTATTTTCTTATTTTATAGATTATTATATAATAAATGAAATAACAAGGAAATACATTTGGTTTGATTATGGATTTACAAAATTATGGACTGGATTTTTTATTTGGATAGAATATACAAGTATTGATGAAAAAGTAAAATGGATTAAAGGTGAAGGTATTACAGATAAGGTTAAAAAGTTTTTTAGGGGGCTTAAATCCATTATCTATGGCGTAAGTGATGTGAAGGATAGGTTAGAGAAATAAAAACCATTAAACGCAATAAAAATAAATATATTTATAAAAAAAAACAATTATGGATAAGAAAAACATTTTAACAAAGATTAAAGAGTTATTTAATACAACAGAATCATTTTCATACGACTATAAAACATTAGATGGTAGAATACTTCGTTGTTATGCTGAAGAATTAACTATTGGTGAGGAGATTAAAGAGATTACCCCCGATGGAGAAGTGGCGTTAGAAGATGGTGAATATCCATTAGAGGATGGCATCTTATTAAATATTGTTGGTGGTATGATTGAAAACATCACACAAGATGAAGAAGATATGGAAAAAGAGATGGATGATATGGAAGAAGAGGTTGTATTGGTTCCAACTCAAGAAAGTATGGCTGAATATTTAGAAACTACTTTATTAGACGGAACAAAGGTAAGAGTTGAAGGTGGGGAATTAGTAGTTGGTGCTAAAGTTGAGGTTGAAATAGATGGTGTATATGTAAATGCCCCTGAAGGACAACACAATTTAGTTGATGGATTAGTTATTTATGTTGATGCTGATGGATTGGTAAATGAAATCCAAACTCCTGATACTAAAAAAGAAGATGAAATGTTAAGTCAAGTATTTAATTCTATTAAAGGATTGGTTGATGAGGTAAAATCATTAAAGGGTGATATTAAAAATATCAAAGAAGAAAATACAAAATTACAAAATAGAGTAAATAAGTTCGCAGCTGAACCATCAGAGGAACCTATTGAAACTAAAATACAATTTAATAATATAAATAATAGAACGGATAAGTTGAAATTCTTTTCCAAATAAACTAAACTAAAAAAATTTAAAAAATGAGTTTAAATGTAGGTGGCTTAACGGCGTATGTTGACCAAAACAGAATGGCGTTAATTAAAAAATTCATATTGGGTGGAAGGACTATCCAATATATTAATGTTCAACCGGACATTAAATCAACTGCTTCGGTGAATATTATCAATTCATCACTAACAGCTGCGGCTGGAACTTGTGGATGGAACGAGGCTGGAACAACAATCTTAACACAACAAAATTTATCAGTATGTTCCTTAAAAGTAAATGAATCTATTTGTTTGAATACATTAGAAACATATTACACACAAAAAATGATGAATCCTGGTTCTTATAATAAAGACATTCCTTTTGAGGAAATATATGTTGAGGAAAAGGCATCCCAATTATCTGCATTAGTAGATGATTTAATTTGGAAAGGTAATACATCAGCATCAGGTAATATGTCCTTATGTAATGGATTTATCGCATTGGCAACAGGAGCGACTTATTCAGGTTCAGTAGTGAATGTTGTATCAGGAACTCCAACCTCCGCTACGGTAGTTGCGATTGTTGATGCTATTGTTGCGGCAATACCTTCAGACATTCTTGACCAAGAAGATTTAGTAATATTCTGTGGATATGACTTTTATCGTCTTTACTCCTTGGCTTTACGAAACGCTAATCTATTCGCATATACAGGAGCGGAGAATCAAGGTGGAGATTTCACCCAAATGGTTCCTGGAACTAATGTAAGAATAATTGCTGTTCGTGGATTAAATGGTAGTAATAAAGCGTTTGCTTCTTCAGCATCCAATTTTTACTTTGGAACTGACTTATTGTCGGATTTTGAAGTATTTGAATTGTGGTATTCCCTTGATAACGGGGAGGTAAGATTTCGGGCTAACTGGAAACAAGGTGTCGTTTGGGCATTCCCTACCTTCGTTGTTTATTACAGATAACAAAAAAAATGGGGGGATGAGTTTATCCCCCCTATATTAAAATAAAAAATAAATAAAAAAAATAAAAATATAAAATTATGAGTTGTATAATTGACGAAGGTTTCCAACTTGGATGCGCGACGATTGGAGGGGTAGAGAAAGTTTATATCGGAACTTATAGTGCCGGCACAACCTTTGCAACATCCGCGACAAATGTTATTACAGGTATTACAGGCGGTCAGACAATGTATCTGATGGAACAAGACATAGAATTTGCTGGTGTTAATCAAACAGGGGCGTTTTCAAGAGAGAACGGAACGGTTTTTTATGAATCAGTATTATCATTAAAATTTATTGAATTAAGTTGCGACTTAAGGAATCTAATAATCGCTTTGGGTAGAGCCCCAATTTTCGCAGTTGTGAAAAGTAATGCGGGACAATACTACTTTTTAGGTAAAGAAAGTTCAGGTAGAGCTACGGCTGGTGTTGCTTCTTTAGGTATTATGCAAGGCGACTTAAATGGAGCTACTTTTGAAATAACATTCAAATCACCAAACGGGATGTTTTGTTTATTATCTACATTAGTAGGAACATCACTTCCAATCGGAACATAAGAATAACACAAGGGTTATTCGTTTTCCCTTATTGTATAGAAACCTCATTCCTAAAAAGAGTGGGGTTTTTTTATTTAATAAACAAAAAAATATAAATTATATTTATAATAAAAAATATGATTAAGATATTTAAAAATGTAATTACAGATGTTCCATTTACTTTATTTGAAAAAACAACTTATAGTGCCGCAACATATATTTGTGAATTATATAATAATCAAAATCACGACAATACCCTATTTTATCTTACAGGAGACACCACAACGAATAATGCGAGGTTTAACTACTTCCCCATTAATGAGACACCTTTAGATTTATTAGAGGGGACTTATGACTATTTTGTATGGCAAACAACGGGAGCTACATTATCGGTTAGTGGTTTAACTACTTCGGATGTTGTTGAGTCAGGATTATGTAAAGTAATTGGAACTGGTTCAACACAAACAACTTATACATCAACTATAAATGAATATACCTATGAAGGATAATATGAAACAAGAAAATAAAACGACTCAACCTTTTAGAATATTAAATTTTAATGAGGCGTATGTCGCACCAGAATATAAATTAAATCCTGCAAATGGTTTTATTGAATGGGGTAGAAATAATGAATACCCAAGATTTTTATTGGACTTATATAATAATTATGGTTCAACAACCCATAAATCTATTATTAATAAGAAAGTTAGATTATCCACTGGGTTTGGTATTCAAGAAACATTAAACCCTATGTTAAATTCATTTATTAAGAAGAATAAATTAGAACAAATAGCTCGTAAATTATCAATTGATTTTGAATTATTTAACGGATATTGTTTTGAAATAATATGGAA